TTTTTTGCCCGCCCTGGGCAAAGAGTGACCAATTAATCTAGATGAAATCTAAAAAAACAAATTGATGAGCGAAAGCGAAATCAATAGACTAACGAAGTTAGTCTTAGAAGAATGGCATTCCTGACTTCTTGGCAGTTTCTAAATTGTCTTTGATAATATCGTTAATGATCTTTCGATCTTCAAGACTGAGCAACATGGCATCGTCGTAATTTAAACCGCCGCGCATGTACCAACAAAATCTTAATAATTCTTCTTTGATTTGTTTTACTTGATTTTCGTAGCTCTTAACTAAACCAATGATGCCTTGGGTGTCAAGTGTTAAGAGCTGTTTGCGAAAAAACTTGCGTAATCAAACGTAAGAGCAACATCGTAATTGGTACTACAATTTTCGCATGTGCCTGTTTGAGGCTTCACTGCACCTTGTTTACCAATTTCTACCAGCTGATCCTGTAGTGCTTTGCATAGCTCTGAATCGCAATTGAAATAGAATTCTTCGATAAATTCTTTTTCACTTACCACAGTGCCTGTGTCAATGATTTCAATATATTCTGTATTGTCTACCAGCAGTTTGGCATTTAGATCTACCAGCTTGTTTATGTGCTTTTTGTATTCAGCTATTTTGACAGGATCTTCGTTGTTGTCAACAATGATGTTTTCTAATACCCTTTGCTGTTCATAACTGATTTTACCAGTTTCGTTAAGACTTGCATAATTTTGTGGTTTGATCTTGATTCTTACTTTGTCGTAAGTGAACTTTTGATTGTAATCTGGCAACACAATATTGTCCAAATAACCAGTTAAATCTATATCAAAATTGTTTTCTGTTTTGCAGTTAGGGCAGGTTGTGTCCACAGACATAGTGGTGCCATAGCTGGCAATTCTAATGGCAATAAGCACAGCATCAACATCAACACTGGGCATTTGCCAAGCATCGGTAATATTAGGGCAACAGCTTTGTATAACATCTATTATGCCTTGACCATTCAACAAAGCATCAGGTGTTTTAAGCAGGATTTCATCCCGGGCAGTCATTGGATAGATGGGTATCTCTCCCACTGCTGGTAAATCTAAACCACCGTTCCAAAATTGTCCGCCACTGGGTAATTTTAAATAAATTGCGGGCTGTCTGAAATGTGCTCGTAAAGGATTTACGGGTTTTTGATCCATTTTTGATTCCTATAAATAATTGATAATACTATATTTATAGGCAGAAATTATGGCAGATGCAGATATCCAAGCAGCACTTCAATCGTTGCAACAACTGGGTGCAATAGCTAACAATTCCCGTGCAAGTGTGCAGGCTGTTGGGCAATCAATGGCTAGGCTGCGAATGGAAATGCAGCGTGGCACAGGAACAATTCAATCCAATGCTGCTGCGCTACAGCAGTTGATGAGTGATTTTGGCAACCTTGACACTGCTACAAGACAGTCTACAGCTGGCATGAACATGCTGAAAGATGCACAGGCTATGGCAGCAAAAGTTACAGCAGATGCTGCTGGACAGATGTCGGCAGGATTGCTCAAGGCTGGTTTGGTTGAAGCTGTAAATTTTGTTACCAATCAACTTTATACATCTATAGCTGCATATCAAGCAGGAGCAAGCGGTATTGATACCCTGTTTGCACAACAAAATGCCAGTATAGAAAGTCAGATAAGATTATTTGACAAGTTGGCTGCAGGCACTGAAGCAGTTGCTACAACTATGGCACTGATTCCTAATCCAATTGCGCGAGGCATAGCTGCTATCTCGGGCTTGGCCTCTGGAGCTTTTGGTTTAGGTAAAGGACTTGCAGAACTAGATGCAAAACAATTGCAGATGTTGCAAAAAGAAATAACCAATACCGGTTTATCTTTTTCAATGATGGAAAAAAATGGTGCAGCCATAACTGGCGGTTTTATAGGCATGCGCGATGCTGCCGGAGATGCACAACTTTATCAAGAGGAATTTTCTAAGGTAGTTGTTAGAAACAAACAAGATTTGATGGAGTTTGGTAACACAGTCACTGGCGGTGTAAAGAAGTTTAGAACAGTGAATTTGGCCTTGACAGAATTAGCCAAAGGCGGTAGAGATTTAAGAAAAGAATTAGCACTAGCAGGATATTCAGCCGAAGAACAAGCTGATGGCCTGATCCAATATATGGATATGCTAAACAAATCCGGCCAGTTGCAAAAAATGAGCGACAAAGAAGTTGCTGTAGGACATGCCGAATACTTGAAAAATCTTAGAGCTGTGTCAATGTTTACCGGAGAAGAAGCCAAACAAGCACAGGCAAGAGCCAAGCAGGCCAGCGAACAATTAGCAGTACAAGCCAAATTGGCAAAACAAGGGCCAGGTGCATTTGAAAGATTTACTAGTGCCGTGGCCAGTATGGGACCAGAGATACAAAAAGGTCTTCAACAAATGACAGCCTTTGATGGCACTATTGTTGATCAAAATCTAAATCAATTGTTGGCAGCAAGTCCCACACGTAAGCGACTGTTGGAAGAAACTTATGCAGATATGCAAAACTCTGCATTGACTAGCGAACAAGTAAACGAAAATTATCAGAAACGTGTAGCAGAATACGGTGAGGCACTTAAGAAAGAAGCCTTAGATGCTGGAGAAACATACGGTGCTGTTACGTTGGCCACCGGCAAACTGGCAGATGTAACAGGTATGATGGAAAAGCAGGCTGAACTAGGACGAAAAGGTATAGCTGCTAGAGAAGCTGAAAACGGACAAATTGAAACAACAGTACAGCAGTTGAAACAACTTACTACCAGTGTGGATCCACTTAGAACTAGCATAATGGACTTAGATCGAGCTGTACGTGACAATCTAAAACCACAAATGGGCAGTTTGTCGCAAGCAATGAATTTGTACTTGCTATCAATGAACGACGGTCGAGGTGCACTAGCTGCATACAAAGAACAACAAAAAATGGATGCCAAAGCATTAGACAATGTGCTTAAACTGGTACAAGGCAGATTTGCAGCCGAACCGGGAGGAATGATTAACAAGGCCATGGATACAGTTGCTACAGGTCTGGCTGATAGTGTTAAAAGTTTAAAAGAAGCGGCCAAAGACTTAGGAGGTGTAGTAACAAGATTAGGTAAAGCAGTGGCTGAAAAATTAGGATTTGCCAAAGGCGGTATAGTGTCCGGGCCTAGTACTGGATACACCAAACTTGTTGAATTCCATGGTACAGAAGCAATTTTTCCCAAACAAGCTCTTGATTTTTTAAGTGAATTAAGTATTCCAGATCCAAAACAAATGTTAGACGGTGCTGCTGGACGAGCAGGGTCAACTGCACCCGAAGAAGTAAATCAAATTGTGGACACAGTTACAGCATCAATGACAGGAATTACCAATCAACTTGCAGCACAGAATCAAAAAACCGAAGGTAAACTTGATGAATTGTTACAGGCAATGCGTGATAAATCTGTATTTGAAGACATGCTAGAACAGTTTAAAGAGACAGCAGACAACACTAGAAGAATGGCCAATGAGTTATCTTAACGCAATAAATATAGTACTCATTGAGATAACATATGACTTGGCGTAAGTATTTTAAATCTAGCAATCTTCCTAGTAACATCAGTCCAATTGGCAGCGGTCGCATGCCAGATCCAGGCTATAGAAACTATCAAAGCAATCTGCCGGACGTTTATATTGGACATCCTAATCGTATTGAGCGTTACAATCAATACGAACAAATGGACATGGATTCAGAAATTAATGCTGCGTTAGATATTCTTTCTGAGTTTATGACACAGAAAAACGAAGCCAATAATTCGCCATTTGATATTAAATTCAAAGATAATCCCACTGATAATGAAGTAAAAATTATCAAAGAACAGCTACAACAATGGGTCAAGTTAAACGAATTTAACAGCAGAATATTCAAGATAGTAAGAAATACTATCAAATACGGTGATCAAGTGTTTGTTAGAGATCCAGAAAACTTTAAATTATTCTGGGTAGAAATGAGCAAGGTAGTCAAGGTTATTGTCAATGAAAGTGAAGGTAAAAAACCCGAACAGTACATTCTTAAAGATGTCAATCCCAATTTTGAAAACTTGACTGTTACAGCAGTAACTACCAGCGATCAATACATGAATCATCCACAGGTAGGTGGTCCCAGCGGCAGTTATGTGCAGCCTAACGTACCATTGGGTGGTGGTGGTAGATTTACCCGTGCTCAAAATGAAGCAGCTATCAATGCCGAACACATTGTGCATCTCAGCCTTACAGAAGGCCTAGATGTGTATTGGCCATTTGGTACCAGCGTATTAGAAAATGTTTTTAAAGTGTTCAAACAAAAAGAACTGCTGGAAGATGCTATTATCATCTATCGTGTGCAACGAGCTCCAGAACGCAGAGTATTCAAAATTGATGTAGGCAACATGCCAAGTCACATGGCCATGGCTTATGTAGAACGTATCAAAAACGAAATCAGTCAACGTAGAATTCCTACACAGACCGGTGGTGGTGCTAACATGATGGATG